CTTCGTACTTCATTTGGTTTAAGTGGTGGCTAGCTATGAACAAAGTAGAACAAGCGAACCGGTATATAGACCTCATTCGGGTAAAATCGAATGAGGCTTTGCTGTTTTTATCACTTGGTAAAGATTCGCTTGTTCTGCTTGATTTAATCTATCCGAAGTTTGAGAGAATAGTCTGCGTGTTCATGTATTTCGTCAAGGACTTAGAGCATATCAACCGTTGGATAAACTGGACTAAAGCCAAATATCCGAAGATAGAGTTTGTTCAAGTGCCACACTGGAACCTCACTTACATTCTCCGTGGTGGTATGTATTGCGTGCCAAATCCGAAAGTGAAACTGTTGAAGCTGGCTGATGTGGTAAAGGCTATGCAACTTACTCACGGAGTTTATTACACATTCTTGGGTATGAAGAAAGCTGATGGCATGAATCGTAGGCTTATGCTGAAAGGGTATGAGGCAAACGGTTACAAGAATAACGGTATGGTTTATCCTTTGGCTGATTGGAATCAAAGAGACATTCTTGCTTACATGAAGCAACACAACCTACCCGAACCTATTCGGTATAGCTTAAAGGCTTCAAGTGGAGTAGGCTTCAATCTTGATTGTATGCTTTGGATGGAGAAGAATTACCCGCAAGATTTACAGAGAATTTACAAAGTTTTCCCAATGGCTGAAAGGGTGCTTTGGGAGTATAATAATCAACAAAAGCAATAGAAGGAAAGCCGAGTCAGAAGAAAATCAATTGATGATATTGCAGAGCAAAGATACAGACTATCTCGTACTTTAACGGGTAATAGGCTGAACAGCGTAAACTCTATTGCAAGAAAGTATATTCGATACATTGAACGAACCTTTGGGTATAACGAGGGGAAACAACAAGATGGCGCAAGAAAAGTATCTCGAAGAATTTATATGGGTTTAACTAATGGATGATATGGAATTGTCAAAATACATAAAGAGTGAATCGGTGGAACTTAATCGTTCTGCCATTCACTTTGCAGATTATAACCCCCGGAAACTTTCCGATGAATCACGTAAGACACTGAAACGTGGTATCAAGAAATTCGGATTGGTAGGTGGAATAGTTGTGAATAAGCGTACTGGTCTTACCGTAGTCAGCGGGCACCAGCGTTTGTCTGTCATGGACGAATTGCAAAAGTTTCCCGATAACGACTACCGTATTCGTGTCGATGTCATAGACGTGGACGAGCAGCAGGAAAAGGAGTTAAATATTTTAATGAACAACCCTAATGCACAAGGTACATGGGATTTTGACGCTCTTGCTCGTATTGTTCCTGATATTGACTGGAAAGATGCAGGTCTGACCGATGCAGACTTGAATATGATTGGTGTCGATTATCTATTACAGACAGAAGAGGAAAACTCCATTGCTGATGCTTTGTCTGATATGATGGCTCCAGTTACCGAGCAAAAGGAAGCCGAGAAAGCCGCCAAACAGTTGGAACGTGCCGAAAAGGTTGCCCACATGAAAGAGGTCAAGCAGCAGGTAAAAGAAAACGCACAGAAGCAAGTCGAGAACATGGATGCCTATGTGATGTTGTCCTTTGATACCTATGAAGCTAAAGCCGCTTTCTGCGAAAGGTTCGGGTATGACCCGGATATGAAGTTCATAAAGGGAGAAGTATTTGATGAACAAGTAGAAAGAATAGATTAATTATTGGGAGGGAAGCTGAGTTAGAAAGAAAACATATAGCCAGTTATATCAGCAGTCCAGACGAATAATGTACAACGCTGGAAGGCAATACGGGTTAGGTTCTGCAAGACAAAGAAACATAAGGGATAGAACGAAATCCATAATGGGAAGATATGCTGAGAAAATAGATAGCTATTTCTCAAAAAGAGGAGTTGATGTCTATGGAAACAAGCCAATTTCTCGCCGTGTATATATGGGTAACAATAACGGTTGAAATTATGATTGGCGATTTTATACTTTGGATAAGGAATGTTCTAAAGCAAAACCTGTTTTGTGTTCATCATTATGTTTGGAAAGGTAGTGTGATGTTCTCTGAGTTCAGGTATGAACAATGTGAGAAATGTGGAAAATTAAAGAAGTAATATGAGCAATAGTGAATCTCAAAATAGAAAAGGTAAAGGAGGAAGAAAGCCAAAGTTTGACTACACAAGCGAGGACTTTCTTTCTCTCGTGGAATCGTATGCCAAAAAGGGATTCACTGATAAGGAAATTGCCTATGCCATTGGACTGTCACCGCAAAAATTTAGCGAAAAGAAAAGCGCATACAGTGAATTAAGTGATGTCCTCTCACGTGCGCGTTGTGCGATAAACTCCCTTGTGCGCGCCAAATTTCTTGCAATGGCTCTTGGTGGCATAAAAACAAAGAATACCACAGTTCGGAAGTTACGGGATAGAGATGGCAATCTGACAGGCGAAGAAGAAGTACAAGTTGTAGAAGGTGAGCTAGCTCCCAATTTGAGTGCTCAAATGACTTGGCTATACCATTACGATGAGGACTGGAGAAAGGTTGAACGCAAACAGGATGAAGATGCTGATATTCCAACAGACATAGAACACGGTATCAACATTGATTCTTGGATTAAAGACAAGCTGAAATGATAGTACCTCAAGAAATTTACCATCCATTATACGAGAATAAGGAAAAATTTATAATTCTTATCACCGGTGGGCGTGGTTCGGGAAAATCTTTCAATGCTTCCACCTTTATTGAACGGTTGACTTTTGAAATGACTCCTGTAGAGAAGATAGTCCATCAAATTCTTTACACCCGTTATACGATGGTTTCCGCTGGTATGTCTATCATCCCCGAGATGATGGAAAAAATAGACCTTGACGGAACGACCAAGTATTTCAAGACCACCAAGACGGATATAGTCAATAAAATGACTAAGAGCCGTATCATGTTCCGAGGTATCAAAACTTCATCAGGAAACCAAACAGCGAAACTAAAATCCATCCAGGGTATCACTACTTTCGTCTGCGATGAAGCGGAAGAGTGGACAAATGAAGAAGAATTCGACAAGATAATGCTCTCTATCCGTAAGAAAGGGATTCAAAACCGGATTATCATCATAATGAATCCGTGCGATTCCAATCATTTCATCTACAAAAAGTATATTGAGAAAACCCATAAACTGGTAGAGGTTGACGGTGTGCAGGTACAGATTTCTACTCATCCGAATGTACTTCATATCCATACCACGTATTTTGATAATTTGGATAACTTATCACCGGAGTTTCTGAAAGAAGTCGAGGATATGAAGGTGAACAACCCCGAAAAGTATGCTCATGTGGTTATCGGCCGTTGGGCAGATGTGGCGGAAGGTGCTGTGTTCAAGAAGTGGGGAATTGTTGACGAGTTTCCGGTTTGGGCAAAGAAAGTGGCTATCGGGCAAGACTTCGGTTATACACATGACCCGTCCGCTTCCATTCGGTGTGGTATCGTTGATAACGCCCTTTACTTGGATGAAGTGGACTACCGTACAGGATTACTTTCTTCTGACATCATCAAGACTCTTCGCCCGTGGGGTTTGAAAGTCATAGCTGATAGTGCTGACCCTCGATTGATTCAAGAGATACATAACGGAGGAATAAAAATATATCCGGTTGAAAAGGGTGCAGGCTCTATCAATGCGGGAATTGACAAAATGCAGGGTATGGAAATTTATATAACCAAGCGTTCATATAATCTTCAAAGCGAGTTCCGTAAGTATGTATGGGCAAAGGATAAGGATGGGAACTATATCAACGAACCGGAAGATCATGACAATCACGGAATAGACGCTGTACGTTACTATGTATTGGGTGAGCTTCTTGGTAAGATTCAGAAGCCGAAAGATTTAACTGGAATATTCACACACTAAAAATATAAGCTATGCCATTAACTCTAGAAGAAATATTAGCATTGCCCGATATTGGGCAGAAAATAAATTACCTGAAGAAAGGTAGAAAGACCGAACTTCCCGACTGTTGTAAACTTTGGGACGATTGGAATCCGGAACGCCATGAAATCATGGTTGACAAGGAGAAGTACCCGGATAGAAAAGTTCTTGAAAAGGAAGCAGAGAAAGTTTTCGATGAGAAGACTGGCAAGACCTACGAAATTGAAGCTCAGTATAAGATCGAGCCGGTAAACCGTATCACTATTCCATTAGAACAGGATATAGTGAACATCCAAACAGCTTTCACGGTCGGCACAGAACCGTCTATGGATTGCACTCCGACTGATAATGATGAAAAGAAACTGCTGGATGCGGTAAAGGCTGTATTCAAGTCCAACAAAATCAAATATCAAAACAAGAAGATTGTCCGTGCCTGGCTCTCCGAACAAGAAGCGGCAGAATATTGGTATGTTACCGATGATGATTCGTTTTGGGCAAAGTTCTGGAAGAAAGTAAAGACTACGTTCGGTGGCAAGGTCAAGCCCACCAAGAAACTGAAAAGCGTGTTATG